GCCGTCTAGGCCGACTCCCCACCGGAGTCATCCTCTTCCTCGTCAAAGACTACATCCTCAACTCCTATTGACTCTGCGAACAATTTCTTGTTATCATTCACATACTCTTCCATATAGTAGGGTTTCAATATCTTGGTCATCTCTTCATAAGGTATGAAATCAACAGTGTATTTCAAATCTGGATTTTTGGTCACAATATTTCGCATCGATTGTTGAAATTTTTCATAATAGTTTCTTCCGTGTAAGTAAGCTTCTCGGAAAGCACCATCTGTATAGGCCCCAAACTGTTCTCCAACACTTAAGGGAGTTTCGTTCGGTTTCTTAACATAATAAAATTTCTTTAAAATAGAATCGATCTCAATTGGGGCAACAATTTTGCCTAATGTCTCATGTACAACAAAGTTCCTTTTCAAGAAACTAATTTGATCTATAGGAATATATGGTAATGACTCTGCCGTCTTCTCGGCCATGGTGTAACCAATGTCTAGCTTTGCGAACTCAGCTTGACAACTAGTGTGTGTGTACCATTTGCAATGATGTTTTACCGACATTGCATTGTCATCTCCATATGTACCCAATCTGACATTGGAAGCAAAAGGTTCCCGGATGTGTGGCATCATAGAATAATAAACATAGCGCATCATAATAGAATTGCAAATACTGTTCAATTGAACTGTAATAAGATTCCCTGAGGGGTTTCCATTTGCAAATTTATACAAATCGCCATCGAATAATATATTGGGGTGGACAATATCAGAGAGAGCACCACGTAGGAGCTCAATCTCATCTTCATCACAACCAACTTCTTGGTACCATGAAATCATGACATTAGCAGCAGCTGATGTTATTTGTGCAGCCATGCGTGTATCAAATCCAGAGAAATCACCAGCAATCATGTTTTTGGTACTATAAGCAGTTAAATACTCATGGAACTCATCCCACTCTTTCGATGTGGCATTTATTCCGACCAAACATTCTGTAGATCTCCAATACTTGCGCATAAAACGAGGTACTCCTGCGAGCACTCTTCGTGATGCGACAAAGTTAGCAAATGAACTTCCATAAAATTTTCTCACTTTCTCTACCGCTTTTGCATTTGGTAATAATTCGTTGACCTTGCTACTCGCTTTATATATAGTCTCCGATCTCTTGCCATTACTCCAGCACTCGAGGGTGCGATCAATTTCGGATTGAATGTCGAAATTTTCATTAAATTGTCTTGGTACTTGAACCAATGACTCATCCATGATATCTCGAACTAAACAATGTTTCTTGCTCTTCTGTATTGGGAATCCCGCTGATGTATCGTTGGGTAACCCACCTAATCCAAATTCACCAATTCCGTCCATAGCTTCTTCTTGACTGTATATTCTCAACATATCTTTTGCATCATCCATATTTTCACGGACAGCTTTCAAAGTGTGAGTTTTGTAATCATTAATAGCCTTAATCAAGAGGTCACCCTCATAGTGTTGGACTGGATCAGTTAGTTTGTTCAGAGTTTTCATACCTTTAGCAACGTCATTAACCTTTGTAGGTGGACGATGCTTGCTCTCGCCAAATTCTTCAACTATCCCCTCGAAAGGGGTAGGAATATATGGTGGACGAGCACGTGATTCCAAGGGTTGGCCATCTTTTAAGACCTTCCCGTAATAGGTAACCACTGTTTTGTCTTTGGTACCATCATCTCTGACGTAATTGGGTTTTTCATTCACAA